GGTAAAGAAGATGCTATTGGCTCTGACAAAGAATTTAATACTGGCCGTACAGCCGGTGTATGTTACGACCACAAGCGTACTTCTTATGCTAAAGAAGATAAGTACGAATCTAAATAAGCGGTAATTGGGGAAGCCTCACACTCCCCCAACCCCTAACCAAAACAAGTAATCGGAGAACTTGAATGGCTGTAAAAGAGAATAGAGAAAACTGTCATAGTTGTCTATTTTTCGTTTTAGGTGAACGCATGGGAACTTGTAGAAGGTTCCCTTCTGTCGTTAATAAATCCAATGATGACTGGTGCGGGGAATGGAGAATAACCCAAAGCCTAGCATTAGAAGCATTAGTTCAGCTTATGGTTGACCCTATTATCGCGATTGACCCACCTAAAAAACGTGGAAGGCCAAGAAAAGCATGAAACTTAAGCCATTATTAGACAAAATTGTAGTTAAACCTGATGTGCGAGAGCTTTCTAGCATTATTTATGTTGACAACAAAGAAGTGGAAAACATGGGAACTGTCATCGCTGTAGGCCCAGGCAAAAAATTATCCAATGGTCGCAGAGAAGATATGCCAGTTGAAGTAGGCGCAAGGATTCGATTTGGCACTATGAACGATGATACTGGCGAAGAATATCTAAAATACTTCCCTTATATTGAAGATGGGGTTAAATACCTTGTAATGTCATGGATGGATGTGTGTTTTATGGAGGTTGAAAATGCTTAAATTCTTTAAAAAATGCTGGCCTTGGAAGTCAAAATCTATGACTGCTACTGAAATCATTACTTCATGGGCTAAATTTAGCAATGAAGATGAAAAACTTGCTGAACGAGAAAGAATATTTCAAGAAGGTATTAAACGCAAACCAGCCCTTAAAAAGGCTACAACTAGGAGCAATACCATGCCACTAAAGAAAAGCGCAAGTAAAAAAGCAGTTCCAGTTAATATTAAAACAGAGATTAAAGCTGGAAAACCACCTAAACAAGCAGTTGCTATCGCATTAAGCGTACAACGTGAAGCCAAAAAGAAAGCTAAAAAATGAATATTACATTTACTGTAGACCAAGTAAACGGCTTATTGCAAGAATTGAGCAAGATTCCTTATGTATATGCTCAACCCCTAATAGATGGCATTAAAGCTATTGCAACGCCACAAATCCCTACTGCGGTAGAAACGCCTCCTGAAGTAACACAAGAAGATAACGTAGCATGACACCTAATATCTACGTTCCGTATCCATTGCCACAATCTACAGAACAAATTGAAGCTGATATGAACGCTATTATTTTGCAACCTGGCGTACCTCAAGAGTTACAAGACCAATGGACTAATATGCTCAATAGCCCTACAGTCCAAGCTGATGTGAACCAAGCTGAAGCTAATAGCGACTCAATGGCTAATGAGTAATAGAGTTTAGCTATGAATAATCTGTTCATAATAGTTAATAACTAATAAAATCATGACATTAGAATCGCACACAGAAGAATCTAAAGCTAAGATAGCTGAAAGCATGAAGGGCAACCAAAATGCTAAGAAAAAGCCATTTACTGAGCAGATGAAACGATTTATTCTTGCTAACCCTGAGAAGATGGAAAGAATCATTGAGGGAGTGTTCAAGGAAGCTGAAGAAGGTAGCCTAGCTGCTCTTAGCGTAATCATGGATAGAGTTGAAGGCAAAGCTGTACAAGCTACTGAGATAAGCGGTCCTGATGGTGTAGAGCTTGTTAAAGGGATTGCTATTACATTCGTAGAGGGTCATGGAAACCAAGATTGATGCTAATGGCATTGTCTGGCCTTCTTTTCCTGCAAAGCTAAAATGCTTATTTGAGCCTAAAAATAGTCGTTATCGTGTACTGTATGGTGGTCGTGGTGCAGGAAAGTCCCATTCAATAGCTAGAGCATTACTATGCAAAGGCGTAGAAAGTACCCTAAGAATCTTATGTGCTCGTGAGTTCCAGACTTCCATTAAGGATTCAGTTCATAAGCTCTTGGTAGACCAAATCTATGAAATGAAGCTAGAAGCGCATTACAACATTACTCAAACAAGCATTAAAGGCTTAAACGGCACAGAGTTTATCTTTGCCGGTATCAAGAACAATATTAATGGGCTAAAGTCTATTGAGGGTATTGATTATTGCTGGGTAGAGGAAGCAAACAACGTAACGGCTACATCTTGGGATATTCTTATTCCTACAATCCGTAAAGAAAATAGCGAGATTTGGATTAGTTTTAACCCTGAATTGCCTACAGATGAAACCTATAAGCGGTTTGTAATCAGCCCTCCTGACAATGCTGTAGTACAAAAGGTAAACTGGAACGATAACCCTTGGTTTCCTGAAGTATTGGATTTAGAGCGTCAAAGCCTTAGAAATAGGGATTTTGAGTCTTATCAGAACGTATGGGAAGGTTTCACAAGGTCTACGATTGATGGAGCTGTATTTGGCAAAGAAATGGCTAGAGCAGAGCAAGATGGCAGGATTTGTAACGTGCCTTATGATGCTACTAAGCCTGTTTTAGCAGTATTCGATATTGGTTGGGCAGATGCAACAGCTATTTGGTTTGTACAGTTTATAGGAATGGAAACAAGGCTAATACGCTACTTTGAAACAACTCAAACGACTATTAGCGAAATACTTGGAAAAATGCAGACATTTGGTTATGTCTATGAAACTCTCTATTTACCCCATGATGCTCAGAATAGAACTTTAGCTGCAAATGGTCGCAGTATTGAAGAAATAGTGAGAAATTCAGGATTTAATGTTAGGATTATCGAAAGAACGCCTATTGCTGATTCTATTAATGCTGCTAGAACAATATTTAGTTCGTGTTACTTTGATAAAAATAATACAACTGCTGGATTAGATTGTTTACGGCATTATCGCTATGATGTAGACCCTGATACTAAAGGCTTTAGTCAAAAGCCATTGCATGATAATTATTCGCATGGAGCTGATGCTTTTAGGTACATTGGGCTTATGATTCAAGAAAAGAAAGTAGTCAAACGCAAACCAATGGATTATAGTGTTTCAAGCTGGATGAGCTAATAAGGAATAATATGGCAGTTTATGATTCAGGCAATGGTGGCGTTTACTCTACGGAGTTTGGCGATGACTATGAAGAAGGCGTAATCGAAGAAGCTAAAGAGTTTCTACGATTTTGCGCTGATAATGATTCTAATAATCGTGTAGAAGCCCTTGATGACCTTAAATTCGCTGGTGGGGACCAATGGCCGGTAGAAATTCAAAACAGCCGTTTATTGGAATCTCGCCCTTATCTGACAATTAATAAGATTGATGCTTATTGCCGTCAAATTACTAATCAACAACGTCAACAGCGCCCTAGAATGAAGGCGCATGGCATGAATAATGAGTCAGATGAAAAGGTAGCCGAGATTATTACTGGCATCTTGCGCCATATTGAGAACCAAAGCGATGCTGATTCAGCTTATGACAATGCGTTTGATTTTGCTGTTCGTATGGGTTGGGGCTTTTGGCGTGTAGTTCACGACTTCCCAAGCCCTGATTCGTTTAATCAAGAAATCTATATTAAGCGTATTGAAAATCCTTTTATGGTCTATTTTGACCCTAATTCGACTGAACCTGATGGTTCTGATGCTGAAAAATGTTTAATTACTGAAGTAATGAGCAAAGAAGTATTTAGAAAGATGTACCCTGGCGCTGATGATGGCGGTGGCTTTAATCCTAGAGGCACAGGAGATAGCCAGTCAGAATGGATTACTAAAGAAGATATTAGGGTAGCCGAATACTTCTATACAGAACACAAGCGCATGAAGCTATTGCTATTAAGCGATGGCACGACTTGTTATGAAGATGAAAAGCCTAAAGAAACAATCTTGCAAGATGCTGGCATTTATGTCGTTTCTAAGCGTGAAACCATTAAAAAGCAGATTAAATGGTGCAAGCTAACGGGTATGCAAGTATTGGAACAAAAGGATTGGGTAGGTAAATATATTCCTGTAATCCCTGCATATGGTCAACAGCTTATTGTTGATAGTAAGAAAAAGAAATTTGGCCTTACTCGCATGGCTAAAGACCCACAAAGAATGTATAACTTCTGGTCAACAGCTCTTACAGAATCCGTAGCCCTTGCACCTAAAGCTAAGTTCTTGCTCGCAGAAGGTCAAGATGAAGGCCATGAAATGGAATGGAACACAGCAAACATTAAGTCCATGCCTGTATTGCGTTACAAGCAAACCGACTCAGAGGGTCGCATGGCCCCAGTTCCTACTCGTATTCAGCCTGAACCTCCTCCTTCTGGA